TATTCTTATTGTATATAAATATTCATCACTAATAACTAAATCCCCTCCACTTAAATAGTTAGTTCCACTATCATAAGTAAAGTCTGCAAATGTTAATTTTTTGTTTTTTTGTAAAGTATTAACTCCAAAAGTAGGTGGAACTGTTTCTGGTGCTGTAATAGGAGATTTTTCCCTATGCATCCATAAATATAAATCTTCAAAAACATCACTATTAAAAAAGCTAGTTATACCTGTTTCATCTACCATATTAAACTCAATATTATATTGTGTTTGTATCGCTTCAATTATTCTTTTACTTTTTATTGCTGGTTTTAATTCCGTTTGTAATTCTGTAAAGAAATTAACATTATGTAAATTAGGTGTAGTTATTGTGTTTGTAGAATCATAACTATAATAATTTTCTAAAGTAATTAAAGGCACAATTAAATTTCTATTAAACTTGTCTGTAGCAACTACACCAGCACTTTGTAAACCATCGGTAAAAGCGTTTCTAAAATCATTTGTAGCTGCATCAAAACTAATGTCATATGCAGATAATGGATTTAAAGCACTTAATGTTTCATCTCCAAATATATCTTTAAGGCTTGAAGTATTGCCAAAGAACACAACTTTATAAGCGTGTGCTTTATTATCTTTCATAGATACAGAATCCAACCTAATCTTACCTACTTTAAAATCTGCTCCATCAAGTTTTATAATAGCATCAACTCTAAACCTAGCATCATAACCATTTATTATGTCATTGTTGTAATAATGTTTAAATATTTTGTTATTAGTAGAGGATGCTGGTAAATTAAACTGCTGACTAAAAGGAGTGAATACTAAAGCAATATCACGTATGTTTTGTTGTGTATCTGTAATAGTAATTGCCTCATCTTTAAATAAATCAACTCTAACATTATCTATATATAATTCTAAATTCATTTATCTTATATTGTTTATTGTATCAAATGCAAAGCTTACATCTATTGTGTAGTTTATTAAACTATCTGTAAGACTTGTTTTGTACTGTAAATTGTTATTCTCAATATTAACAGCTAATGTTTTGTTATCGTATTTTATCCATACTTTATCACTTAAAAATAATTGCTTAAACACTTCATTATTACTTTCAGGATAATAACCACTATTTAACGTAAGTCTTTGATTTGCGTTTTTAGTAAGTAATCTTATTTGTGCATTATATATTTCGTATGTTCCGTTATTTAGTATGTTAGATTTATATTTATCTTTTTCGGTATTCATTGCAAGTTTAGAATTCTTAAAAAACCATATATCTTGATATGCTCCGTATTTATTTATAAATGTTAATTTATATGGAGTGTATTTACATTCTTCAACAGATTCTATATAAACAGTTGTTGTTTTTACACCAGTTGATATTTCAACTTCATCCACATCTGCAATTCCAGTACTTGTTACATAAGTAATTTGGTCTTGTATATTTGTTTCTGCTGTTATTGAAATTGTTGAAATTGTTGTTCCTTGATATTTCCAAACTAGAGTTGTTGCAATTGTATTATCTACAGGAATTGTAACTGTTTCATTCTTGTTTTTAACAATTGTATTGTTTGTTTGTAAATAGTAAATATTATCAAAACTTGGATTTGCTCCATCTTCAAAATATCCATAACCATAAAAAGCTCTTTCTCCTAATACATCAACTGGAGTTTGTGCTGTTGTGTTAATCGTTTCTGTAACTCTATAATCTACAAATATAGTAGTAGCTTCAGAAGTTGTTGCTGGAGAAGTTGGAAAATTACCATCAAATAAAGCAGTAATATAATCTTTTATAAGTTCAGCTATTTCAAAGTTTATTTTTTCATCTATAGCTGTTGATGTAAGTGTATATTGTGGAGAGCTTTGCCAACTTGTATTTTCTGCACCTGAATATATTTCTATTTCAATCTTTGCACTTGTTAAATTAGTGTTTGCTAGGTTTACGAAGTATGGACTTCTTACATTAATTTTTCCCATTGTTGTTTTTTATTAAATCTATTATGTCTTGCATAAAACTTTTTTTAATTCCTTTTTTATATCTTTCGAAAGCAACTTCAAAAGGTTTGGTAAAAAATAAGCTTGGTTTTATTCCTTGTGCAAATATGCTTCTTTGTAATATAAAGCCTATTGTTCTATAATTACCTTTTTTAAATCTACCTTTTTCATCTCTTAATCTTATATTTCTTTTTTTTGCCCAATCAGCTAAAGGTTGCATTGGTGGTCTTTTAGTCTTATAACTATAAGGACTATTTCCGCCTTTTTGTATTCCTTTTTTGCCTGTTTTTTTATTGTCTAATAAACTAGGATTTGCACCTTTCACACCTTTATCCAAAAATGTTCCGTACTCATCCATAATAAAATTTAAAAAAAAACTATTGTCTTTTTCTTCTAAAGTATATTCAATACTATTATATAGATTTTTACTTACATTTCTTTTTTGTTTTGTAAGGTTAGTCCTAGATTGTTGCACTACATATTTACCAAATGCTTGTAATTCAGCTTTTATGTTTTCTAACATATTGTCATTCCGTTAGGTATTTCTACATTAAATGAAATTGTCCAACCAGCTAATTTGTTCTCAAACCTATCTACAAAAGGCTCAAATGTTGCATCTCCTTGTAATTGGTAAAGCTCTACATATAATGAACCTCTCCTTAATAATTCTATTAATCTGTTACCTACTGCTAATTGTGTGTTAAATACATCTTGCTCGTTATTGTTACCTCTAAATTCATTTGGTATTCCTTCTGCAAAGTTTTTGTTTTCCTCTACAATATCCATACATAATAATGATATACTAAAACTCCATACACTCTCTTGTAACACAGCATTTGTAACCATAAAATGACTCAATGGAAATATTGTTTGCTTGTTTAAATCAACATCAAATAAATCCCCATAGGTTACTGTATTAACGTATTGGTCTAATTGTAATGTTTCTCTTATTTTGTCTGATAGGTTATAAAAGCCTTGCATATTATTTAATTTTATTTTTTATTATTAATGATTCTAATTCTGCTTTTTCTTTTTCAAACGCTAAATACATTAAGCATTGATGAAGGGGAAGTTTTGCAACTTTTTTAAATCTTGTAATGTCTCCTTGACTAAGGCAATATATTTCCGAATAGCTACTCCATTTTCTGCTGAAATTACTCCTCGCATCTGTTCCTTCATTGCTTCCTCCTCCAAATAATTCGGCATATATTTCAGCAATACGCTCGTTAAATTGTAAAAAAAAACCATTGCACCCATTACTACATCTAAAGGAGCATCTTTCATTAGCTCACTATACTTGTGGCTTCCTTCATATTCTTCTATAAGATACTTATGCCCTTGCTTTTGTTTTATTGGTCTATAAAGCACAGCCATTGCCTTATTCATTGTTGCCCAATTACCTATATAAGAAGTAATATCTTTATTTTCTCCATAAGTTATTTCATCTAGGCTAGGTATAAACCCATATTCAACACCATACATTTTAAAAATAGGTATGTGTTCTTGCTTTGCTTCAAACAATTTTGTGATATGTGCAATTAAATAATCTACATCTTTAGATTTTACTTTACCTAACTTATCTTGATTTATATTAAGAATACATTTTAATAAATCATCATTATTTGGTTCTTCAATTTTTAAATAATCTTGGTAATCTTTTAATTTGACATCTCTTAATGTGCTAGGTATGTTTACTTCTATTTGCATAAAGTCTTTTTTAATAAACAAAAAAAGAGCTACTTTGTATAAAGCAACTCCTTTTCCCTATCAACCAAAAAATAATTATTTGTAAGTATTATACATATATAAGTATAATTCCTGTATTTTTTCAGACAATTTAATGTCTTGATAATATGTTTCTGTTCCTATTTGTTCTTTTCCAGATATATTAATATGTATTTTTACTTTACATTTATATCCTTTATTTATAGGTTTTACATATATTTTTATTTCATTTTTAAAACACCAACTTATAGCTGTCTGTATTTTTTTATGCATTAAGCAAAGCTAGGGTAAATATTATCCCTAACCAAGCTATCATTGTTGTAATCATTATACCTTCGTACTTTTTATTTGTTTTCATAATTTCTTTTTAAATTGTTTATATTTTACTTTAAGATGTTTATCTTCTTTTTCTATTGCCATTAAACATAACTCATATAATGAAGGAATATCCCTTAATAAAGTTCTAGCATTAAATGTTATATGTACATAGCCTTCTTCTGGGTCAAGTGTAGTAGCTTCTATTATTACCTCTCCAAAATCAGAGTATAATGTTGAGGTTGTATTAACGTATATTTCCATAATTAAAAATGTTTAAATGTTTCTGGTTCTTTTAATTTTTCTTGTAATTCTTGAGCCTCTAAATGATAGTCGATACTTTCTTCAACTATAGTTAATAAAGTCCAGTAAGCAAGTTCTGTAATATTTTTGGCTGTTTCTCCTGTTTGTTCTATAAAGAAATCTGAACAACCTTCTTTCATACATATTCGCCAACAATCATAATAGTAAATTATTTCATTTTCTATTTGTTCGTGTATAAATTGCCAAACATCATCCGATATGTCTTGGTCGTCCTCAAATTGTGAATCTTCTATAAATTCACCGATTGAATCTTTTAAATCACTTATAAAATCATATTTATTAAATTGTATCATTGTTTTATTTTTAAAGGGGTTTTTACACCCCTATTGTTATTATTTTTGTCCTCTATTTATTTTATAAGAAATTCTAAAATCTGCATAGTTTATAGCTTTTTCTAAATCAGATATAATATTATGTAATTGTGATAAGGACATTTTATCCATTTGTTTGTCATTAGTGTTAATTAATACTTTGTAAGTGTTTTCCATTTTTTTTGGTTTTTTAGTAATTAATAATATATAAATATAAACAAAAATGTTTATAACTCAAAATAAAATGATAAAAGTTTTGTAATTAATAAATAAAGTAATCTCCTCGTGTTGGATTCTCTAACTGATAAGATACAGCATAACGTATAGCATCTATGCAATGATTAAACTTATCTATTGGTGTTTGTGATTTCTTTTCTAACCAAGAGTAATTATTTAACTCTTTAATTAAATCAATACTATTTGGGTCAATAATTAAATCATAATCTTGTAATAGTGATATACCAAATACTACACTACCTTGACCTTTAATAGCTGGTAACATATTACAGGTTCTTGCTAATTCATTTATAAGTCTTGGCTCTGCACTATCTCCTATTATTAAACTATCTCCAGCAAATTTTCTATTTAATACATTAATTTCAGACGTTGTAAGACCGGGTTGGCAAAAATGTAATTTAATATATATCTTCCTGTTGTTCTTATCTATACTTGTCTGTAATAGCGTTGTAGGGTCATTACTAAATCCATAATCTTGTCCGAATACAGATTTACCTACTTCTTTAAATTCTCCTAATGACCAATTGGTAAATATAACACCCTCTGCTTTTTCTAGCCACCCACCTAATATTTGATGTTTATACTTTGATGGTCTATGTTCTTTCATTTCTTTAATCCTTGAAAGATAACTTTCTGATAAATGCTCTAGGTTATCTAGGTATGTAGAGTGTATGTAAGTAACATCATTCTTGGTTATGCTTTCCCCAGCCTTTATTCCTTTGGTTTCAAAAAATCTTTGGTATATCCAATGCTCTTTTGTAGAGGGATTTAATATTAATATTACTCTATTGTCTGCTTGTTTTTCTCTTACAGATAAATCTATTTTATCAAATATACTTTCATCAACCAATTCTTCAGCCTCATCCATTACCCAAGTTGTTATACCTTGCAATGATTTAAGATTTGCTGTCTGGTCTCCTGATGAGGTTTTGATACCTCTAAATAATATCTTTGAACCTGTAATAGTATTTATTATCTCATCTCTTGTTATCTTAAACCAATGCGATATGCCCATTGTTTCTAGCTTATCTTTAAATTCTGGTATAATAGATATAGATGCAGACCTTAATGTAAATCTTGTAAATAAAATAGTTTGATTCTGAGTAAGGCTCATATACACCAATGCACCAGCTACAGCATATGATTTGCCAGAACCTCTACCACCTGTGTAAATAAAGTATCTTGAATCCACCTCATTAAAAGGTAGAAATTTAGGATTTATGTTTAATAGCTTCAATTAGTTCTTTAAAATCAATATTATTATCCTCTGCCATTGTTACGTCTAATGAATCTTTTGGATTACCATAACCACTATCCATTAAGGCTTTATATGCAGCTACATCTCCCTTACGTGCTTTGTTTATTAAAGCAAGTGTCATTATATCTTCTTGTGATAGTTTTTCGCTCTCACTTGTTAGTGGGTTCTTATACTCTTGATTGGTTGATAGCCATTTTTTGGCTACTGTGCTTCGATTTAAGCTACCTTTAGGTCTTCCGTTAGGGTTACCACTCTCTCCTTTTTTAAAAGGCTTTAAATTGTCTAGTTTGCTCATTGTTATTTCACTGTATTTATATAATCTTTTAACTCTATTTTTGCTTCCCAGTCTAATAATTCATTGGTATCATTTTCTATAGTAGGGGAACAAAACCTTTCTCCTTTTCTTTCATCTACAAATCTCCAATCTTGATTAAACATATTTGCTACTTGAATTATGCTATATGCTTTTGGGTTTTGGAAATACCATTCGTGATTGCTATTATGTTTTACTGCCTTAACAACTCCATTAATAACATCATCAACGT